GTAAATTCTCATATGCGAGCCTAACTCTTGAAAAGATACTAATAGCAGTTTGTTCTTTATTAGCAACAATTAATATACGTTGATCGTCTTCAAAACAAGCAATCCATAATGCATAAATTGTCATCATAGTAGTTTTTCCAGTCTGTCTACTAGCTAGGCAGGCTACGAATCTATGATCTCTTAAACTACGTAATACTCTTTTTTGGTAAGAATATAAAGTTATTAACATTCTGCCTCGATCAAGGTTAACAATATGGAAAAAGTTTTCTGCAAAGTGAAGAATGTTTTGCCGGGCCTTTTTGAGGGACTTAACCATTTCAGGAGTCCAGGTAAATTCCATATTAGGTACGGGTAAGTCTTTATTACCTAAATAAAATTTATCGTCTTTTTTTAGCCTCGGCACTATAAATATTTACATGAACAGCAAAGATTTAAACTCTATTAATGAAGCCTTTGCAAACGCTACGGCAAAGGTAGTTGCTGAGGGTGCTACATTTAAAACGGGTAAGGAAGAAGTAAAGGAGGATTTTGGTGATCCTTCTCGTCATCAAGATGATCCTTTAGATGACGATTGGACTCCAGAGAAAGGCGATACTGTTGAAGTTGAGCATCCGGGGTCAGATAAAAAAGTTGGTACAATAGTTGGTATAGTTGATCCTGATAAACAGGATGAAGATGTACCAGTTAGATATAATATTGAATTTCCGAGCGGCGATACTGAGGTTCATCCTAAAGATCATATAGTACTAGATGAACCAAACGAAGATGACCCGGGTCCTGATGATACCGAGGATGCAGGCCATAGTGATGAAGATCCGTGGGATATTGAAAATAGTAAAGTTAGTAATTTAATGGATGGATATGAGTCTCGGTTGGCTTCTCATAAATATAGAGTACGTGAGAAAACTGAATCTAGTAAAGATTTTAAAAAGCCAGATGAATCAGTCTCCGGTGTTGATAAGAAAACTCAACGACCAAAAGGTGAGGTTAAGGCGGATGAGAAGAGTAAGGATGTCGGTGATGTTAAAAAGGACTTACAAGAGCCAGTTGAGTCAGAGGAAAAAGATGATGAGAAAAATAAGAAAGTCGGCGCGGAGAGTATAAATAATTCTAACAAAGGTAATATTATGTCAGAAGATAAATCAATATTTGATAAGCTCTACGAGCAAGTAATGGGTGAAGACGATGACTTCGAACTCGGGTTACCGGGCGATGATGCTGGTCTTGATATCGGTGATGAGCTCGGAGATGAAGGTGGCGAAGACGTCACAGTAACATTAACTCCAGACCAAGCTGATGCGATCCGAGCAGTTGCCGATCAATTAGCTCCTCCCGGTGATGACGAGGAAGAGCTCGGTCTCGGTGATGACGAGCCGGTTGATGACGAGAGCTTCGAAGGCGTCAAAGAGGGAGATGAGACTTCATCTGGTAAGCCGACAACTGATGGCGCTAAGCCAGGAGTGGATCCTTCAGATGGTGGAGGTAAGGCCACAGATCCAGCTGCTGATAGTTTAGGCGGTAAGTCGACAGGTACAGGTGATGCGAAAGTTACAGATGACGATCCGACGACTGGAAAGGATACTGGCGAAGGTAAAAAGCCTGGAGTTGCGAAGGGTGCTGGTAAGCCAGGATCTCAGAAAGCCAATTCAAAGACCTAATAAAACTATATAAAACATAATACCTTTGAAAGCCCCTTACATATGTAGGGGGCTTTTTATTAAATAATTAAAATGTTATTTACTCGTAAATTTTTTGAAGCTTTAGGACTTCCGAATTTATATAAATTGAGAGGTAGCGCAGGGTCTGGGAGATTGCATCAAAATCTATTACCAGCAAGTCACCGGGCTAATGCAAGATATCCTCATAAATTAAAATCGTTAAAAGCATCAAAAAACGGAACATATCTTTTAAATGATCAAGAAGTACAGGAAATAAAACAATTATTTAAAATTACCGATCTTGAAGAAAACGGGTCTAGAAATTTAGGTAATACTGGAATAACATTTTACGTTGCAAATAATCAATATTATATTAAAAAATAATGGCATCAGCATGGAGCACAGATACAGTAACTGCAGTTAACTATCATAGCGACGCTGAGGATATTACTAGGTTTAATAATAAGTCGCTAGGTACAAACGAGCGTAATCAGACATATAAGAGATGGTGGAAAGAGCAAGTAAGATTATATGGGACTAGTGTTAATTATTATGTTCGAAAATTTGATCTAAGTAAAACTGATAAAGTGTATGGAGAGAATCCATATGAAGGATATCAAGTTCCGCAAACATTTACTATGTTGATAGATTTAACGGATGGTGCTATAACGTACTCTCAATATGGTTTAATATCTGATGATGAATTAGCAGCTATAATAGATATTGAAACGTATCAAAAAACTCTTTCTTCTTATTATGCTAGTTCGACAGTTACAGAGCCAAATGCTGGTGATGTATTTCAATTAATTGAATATGGTGATGATCGCCCTGCCGGTCGTAACGGGAAAATATTTGAGATTACTGAGCGATTAGATGAGAATATTGGAGAGATAAATCAATTACAAGGACATTATGTATTTAAACTTCGAGCGCGGCGCAACGATCATACATTCCTACCTGGATTAACTACCGAGTCGAAGTCTACGCAAGTAGTTGATACGTCAGGTGTTGGTCCTTTAACTGCTATTGAGACAGATTATATTAATGATATAGATACTGAACAGGCGTCTTATTTTAATGAATATGGTACTAATGACGATGTGTATGGAGATTATTATTAAACTCATATTCTATATCTTTTAGTACAGAATGAAATCTCTCGTTTATATATTTGTTAATAGGGATCGGCTTTAAGCAATCTTCAGTAGATCCTATTTTTTTCGCTTTATCGGAGATAATATTTACAGCTTCAAATAAGCACAACCACCTCGCAAGTTGTGAATAATCTTTTGCCACTATAGGATCTGTTGTTGAGTTATTTGTCATAAATTTGGCTCTGAATTGGAGTTGTCGGGAGAATAGTATTAATATCTATTTGGATTTTATTAAGTGCATTACACTCTTCACAATTAAATTCATTTTCTCCTGTTAAAGTAATATATACATCATTCATTATTTTACATCCTTGACATTCAGCTAAAGTTCGATTCTGCTCAGCTAATTGAGATAATATTAATGCTTCTTTCTCGAGATTTAATCGAGTAATATATCTAAGAATATTATTATATAAAAAAAAGAATACTATTTGAACTCCGGTTAGCCCTGTTATTACTCTTAAAAACGTAGTAAGAGAAGGGTAAAATAAAAATGTTATACAGCCTACTGAAATTGAAATTATAAAAACAATAAATAAACTTTTAACTATCTGTTTCGTCATGATCTAAATCTTCCGATACAGATTTTATAAGATCTTGAATTTTTTGCAACTTTAAAGTCGCGGATTTGACAATTTTTTCATCTAAGTGTACAGAAGGATTTTCGAAAAGCTGAGTTATTAGCATAGTCGCGTCTGATATATTTTTAAACGCATGACCTAATTGTTCGATTAAATGATCACCAGGAAAAGGTACGAGATCAGCTTTTACTTTATTGTAAGTCTCTGGGCTTGCTTTTGCGATATCAGCTAACGTTTTTGTAGTCGGTCGAACGTGTCTAGACTTTACGTCTTTCCAGTACTTGTTAGTGTACTTATATAAATCTTCAAAAAGTATGCCTTTCATCATAAGTATTTAATAAATAGTTACATGGGAAAGTTTAAAAATAAATTTTTATCTTTACTTAAAGAGGATGAATTCGGTGCTGCTGCACCTTCTGTGGCACCGGCAGTTGATGCAGGCCCAGAGGATGATCAGCAATCTTTTACGAATGCTTTAGATGAACCGGAATCGGCTGATGATTTTGAAGATGTAGTAGATCAGCATCCGAACGAGCTTGAAGAATTAGCGGATTTACAAGAATGGATTGGTAATATTGATGATGTATTAGAGTATCTAAATGGCGGTATTGAGAGTGTTTTAGGTAAATTAAGAACAGATAATAAAGTGGGTACTATTTTTGCTGATGTGTCAGATGCAACAAAGGGTGAAGTTCTTGATGTATGTGAGAGATTAGCGAGTTTAAATCAAATTTTTAAAAACTTATATATAGAGAAACATAAATAATTATAACATGGTCGACGACAATATAACAAAAGAAGAATTAGAAGTAGTTGCTGCTCAAGAAGCTGCCGAAGCTAATACTGCTGATCAAGATGCACGTGATGCTGAAGCTACGGCGGCTAAGGAGGCAGCAGAAGCAGAGGAAGCTCGAATTGTTGCTAAACGCGCTAGGAAAAAGGCTGCTCGTGAAGCTGCTGAAGCTGAGGCTGCTGAAGCAGCAGCGATCGCTGCTACGCCAGCGGTCGATCCGGATGTTGAGTTAAAGGAAAAATTCGGTGCGCGATTTGATGAGTATAGAAAGTTAGGTTATATTTGAGATAGTAATAACTTACCTTTTAATTCTTCGTAACTATTTTTAATTATAAATCGTGATGAAATTTCATCGCGATTTATTTCTATACATAAGTCATTGA